CTGCATGGTCTCGCTCTGATAGGCCTGGGAGCCGCTCGCGTCCGGTGCGGTGAATCCTGATTTGATAGGATTCAGTAAACCAGAGAGGGCCCTGACGCCTGTTTTCAAGCCGCTCTTGATTCCCTCGCCCGCAACGATGCTCGCTGCACCAGTGCCGACCGTTCCGGCCAAGCTTGGTGGTTTCGGTGCCTGCGCGCTAAATTGGGCGATCGGCGGCAAAGTCGATTCCGGCGTCACCGCAGGCGTTGCTGCGCGACCACTTTCCAATTCTTGAAAGGTCGGTTGCTGTAAATTCCCGCCTGGACCGATTGAACCTCCGCGGAAGCTGAGCGCCTTATTCGTCGAGAATCGCGGGCTTCGAGCGTTGTTCGTTTTCAGTTCGCTCGCCATGATGCTGCTCCATAAAAGCGCCACCGCCAGGGTGATGAGCGCATATTTTCTCACGAAACCACAGCCAAATCAGAGACGCGACGCCAAGCAGCTCCGTCCGAAAACGCTGGCGTCGCACCACCTGCTTCATTGCTCACATAGATCCAGCGGCGCACGTTCGCTACAGCATCGGGCACGGTTGCCACCGTGTAGGTCGGCATCGTAATATCTGGCGTCAAGGTATCGCCAGCATCATCGTGCGTCCAATTGATGCCAAAGCCGTTTTGGATGAACGTGGCGATCGTGTCCCTGACCTGCTCGGCGGTATAGATCACGATGCCAAGAAAAGTGAGCATGTCTGCGACGCTGTCCTTTGACATTAAGGAACGCGCGTCATCAGTGATATCGGCAAGGCTCCATCCGTCTGCAGAAGTCAGGTAAGGTAGTTTGTTAGCAGCCCCACCAGCCAGAACGGCAAGATTATAGAGCCTTGCAAATTGCGTCTGGAGTTGTGAGGAAAGCTGCGTGTTCTGGATCAGCCCGCCACTCAAGATGGCCGATTGATAGAAAGACCAAAGGTATTCGACCAGCACGGGCAGATCCGCAGCAGGGTTTCCCGTAATTCGCGGCGGCTGTGGAAAGTCAACCCTTTGGACGGCCATCAGGATTGCTCCACTGAATTCACCTGCGCCTGCATCGCTACCAATTCGACCGGCACGTTGTCAATAATCTGCCATTCAAATTGAAAGGTTTTACCCATCCCCATCGGCCCGAACTCGATCATCATATCGGTCTCGCCGGTCTTGCCGAGGCTCTTACGCTTCCAGGACGACCAAACCCGGTTGTCGCGCTTCACGCGCAGCAGAATGTTCGAGGCTTCGATGTTGCTGCCAGCGCCGCGCTTCAGGCGCAAGCGCAGGTTGTCAACGCTCGCTTCTCCCCAAGAGTCGATAATGGCGGTGCGTCCGAGCATGCGCTGCGGTTGGCCATCGTTTTCGTAGGCCGTCTCGACGAACTCCAGCACCTTGCCGTTGCCGCCGACGAAATGACGTGACCAAATGTTAAGGTAGGACCAGCCCGGCCAGCGAGCTGGTTGAGAGTCGGCCCAACCGTACAGGTTGTACCATTTCTTCTGCCGATAGTCGTAGAGGAACGTCAGTCCCTTCGTACCATGCGGATTCGTGGCGAACGGCATCTGTAAGAGGATGAACTTCTGACCAACGAGGTTCATGCTTACAGCCCAAGCGTCGGTCCAATCGTCCACGCTCTCGAGCGAGCGCCCGATGTCGCCAGAATTCGGCTCAGAGGTTTGCCCGGTGAAGCGTACAAATTCTTTCTTACCGTTCACGCCCCAGGTGCCTTGATCTTCGGCGATGAGCGTGTACGGAGCATATAGGCCTTCGCCTACCGCCCAGCGCCTGAAGAATGGAGTGGTTCCCTGCGGCAGACGCTCAAATTGCTCAATCGAATCGACACCAGTCAGTAGGATCTCTCGATAGGGAGAGATGATGAGGGCATTGAGATTGTCTGGTTTACCGTTCGCGGCGAACGTATCCAGGTCGCTCCAGGTATCTTCATCGTCGAGTTCGGAGTGCCGGAAAAGTCCAGTGAATGGTTCGATCGCTAAAACGTAACCATCGATATAGCCAAGGTGTGTCGTCTGCGGGGCATTATCAGAGAGCAGCGCCGTCGTGTCTCCGCGAAAACGAAGGATCGGGCCGCCGGCTGCCATCAGGAGAGAACTTTCGGTCTTCTCGAATACTGGTCTGAATCCTCCAGATAGGGGAACCCCAGTAACATCCTCCACAACACCAGCGCGATTGACGCGGTTGATCCGCGAATTGGAGACGGCAATCATGTCTCCCTGCCACTCAGCCAAATAAGTAGGCGCAACGCCGGCCAACGTAGCGAAAGAATTCAGTCCAGGGAAACGCTGATGGGATCCGGCTTCGGTGATGAAGGCATTCTCGACCGCCGCCGCGGCTTGGCGTAAAGAAGTCTCAGGAACATTGAGAAAGAGCTTTGAGTCAAGCTTGATCGTAGTCCATTTCCCAGCCACGGTATCACCCCGAGACCACCTTAACAGCGACGGTCCATTCAACAC